GATAGAGGCATTAAGTGCTAGAGCAGAACAAGTAGATAAGGCTAGGGAAGCAGCCAAATCAGAGAGTCCTTGGGCAGCACTCAATAGAAGAGTAATAATCTTTGTCCTACTAGGTATTATAGTCTTTACTCAGGTAGCTCCAGTATTCTTAGATGTACCTACTGTTATACCTACATTAATTAAAGGTTCAAGTTTTTTAGGATTTGATATTACACCTGACAAGATAGAATATATAACTGTTAAAGGTATGTTAAAATTAGATGAAGTATTTAAATGGACTACTATTATAGTAGAGTTCTACTTCGGAGCACAACTAGCAAAAGGATAAGATATGACATTTAGAGAATTAATAAACGAGATTCTAATAAGACTTAGAGAGGAAACTATATCTTCTGATTGGTCTGGCGATATAAATGATGCGACTACAGTTACAGATTATCAGAAAGTCATAGGTTCTCTAGTGAATGATACTAAAAGAAGTGTAGAGTCTTATCACGATTGGTTAGTATTAAGACAGACTGTTGATATAACTACTGTAGCCTCTACTAAAAATTATAATTTAAGTTCTGGTCAGGAGTTTAAGGTATTAGATGTAGTAAATAATTCTACTGGTTATCAATTAACACAAGTAAATAGAAGTTACTTGAATAGTATTATGTATCCTAATGACCCTACAGGTGAGCCTACTTACTATGGATTCAATGGTGCAGATGCCTCTAATAACCTAAAGGTAGACTTATCACCTATACCTACTGAAGCTCAGACGATATCATTTGATATTGTAAAGTATCAGGATGAACTGACTGAAGCTGCTACGGTTATAAATATACCTAATAAACCTGTCGTATTAGGAGCGTGGGCTAGAGCTATCGCAGAGCGTGGTGAAGATGGTGGAACACAGTCATCTATAGCAGCTCAAGAAGCTACTAAATCACTCAATCAAGCTATTATAATAGATGGTGGTAATGCTAAATATGAAAATGACTGGTTTACAATCTAATGGCTAAACAATTAACATATCAACCCTTAATTAATATAGGTATTAATGGTCTGAATACACAGGATAATCCTGCGACTCTAGATAATACTTGGCTTACTAAAGCTGATAATGTAGTCCTCAGAGAGAATGGAAGGATATCTTTTAGGAAGGGTTTGAAACAGAAGGTAGTTCCTAGTGGTACAGCAATAGGTTCTCTGATAGAACATAATGACCAAGGCACTAATAAAATATTTGCTAGTTATGGTACGAGTATTTATACAGTAGATTTTACTACAGCTAATGCAGCCTTTCCTACTGGTGATGATGATACTAAACATACTGTAGGAAGTTCAACAGGTGCTTGGCAGTTTGTAAATTTTAATGGTAGACTTAATGCTTTTCACGAGGATATAGTACCACAGAGATACGATGGTTCTTTAGGTTCTGGTGTAAAATGGGCAGCTTATGATAACGCACATAGACCATCTAATGTAACTTCAGGTGAATTTAAACCTAGCTGTGGTGTCGGTTTCTATGGTCGTATGTGGGTAGGTGGAGTTGCAGAAGAGAAGGATGTAGTACATTATTCAACCTTGTTAGATAGTGATGACTTCAGAACTACAACAGAAAATGCAAGTTCAAACGGTGGTTCTATAGATTTAAAGAGTGTATGGGGAACAGATGAAATAATAGCGATAGCACCTTTTTATGGTCAACTTGCAATATTTGGTAAGAAGAATATAGCTATCTATGAGAGTCCTGCTGTAATAGGAAGTATGAAACTCAATGAAGTCATTAAAGGAGTTGGATGTATTTCTAGAGATACTATACAGCATATAGGCGATGATTTAGTATTCTTATCTTCTACTGGTCTTAGGTCACTAGCTCGTACTACAGAGAAGGATAAAGTTCCTCTGACTGACTTATCTTTGAATATTAAAGATACACTGATAAGAAATATAGGTAATAGCACTAATGTTAAATCTACTTATATAGAGAATGAAGGTATATATTTAATGTCTTTTGTAGATAAGAATATAAACTATGTATTCGACTTTAAACATCTGACATCTAATGGTGGACCTAGAATAACTACTTGGAGTTTCGATAATGATAGAGAACCAGCGAGTTTAGCATATACAGACTTATATGGATTATTAGTAGGACAACAAGATGGTGGTTTAGCTATCTATGAAGAATATTTTGATGTTGATTTATCTTATCCAGGGAGTGTTCTAACGGAAACTGATGCTTCTTATACTGGTGGATTTGAAACAGTGTGGGTAAATTTAGGTGAATCTGTATCAGCATCTCTATTGAAGAGATTGTTTATGGTGTTGGAAGGTGGATCTGGTGCAACAATGGGTTTGAGATGGTATAAAGACTTTAGTCCTATCTCGTCAAAAATAACTTCTATAATTCTAAATCCTGTGACAACTGGAAGCACTTCATTATATGGTGCGTCTAGTTCTCTATATGGAGCAACGACAGCTACACATACACATAGTGCTACAACACACCCAAGTTCATCTACTTATAAACCAATATATGGATTGAAAGAATATAGGACACCACTTATAGGTAGTGCTAAGAATATTAAGATAGGAATAGATATAGAGAGTAATGGTTTTGATGCCTCTCTACAAACTTTAACACTTTTACACAAACAAGGGAAGATAAGATAATGGCAGATTATACGATAGCAGTTTCTTGGTCTGGAAAGGACGCACTAGCTGACTCAGATGCAAATAAGGTAATTTCTGGTGCGGACTTTAATACAGAGTTTACTACTGCACAGACAGCAATTAATTCAAAGGCGGACACGGCTTCGCCTACTCTGACAGGAACTCCAGCAGCTCCTACAGCAACAGAAGGAACTAATACAACTCAAGTAGCTACAACTGCTTTCGTTGAAACTGCAACTTCAAAAGCAAATATCGCAGATGCTGTATATCCTGTTGGTGCTATCTTTACCACAGTAACTGCTTATGCCAATTCAGCAGCAGTTGTTACAGCAATAGGTGGAACTACTTGGGTAGCTTTTGGTGCTGGTAAAGTTCTAGTAGGATTAGATGCTACTGATACCGACTTTGATACGGCTGGGTCGAGCACAGGTTCGGCAGGTTCAGGTGGTGCTAAGACACATACATTAACTACAAGTGAAATGCCAGCTCATACACACGATATTAAAATGCGTACAGAGGGTGTCGCAGGTACTGGTCAGACAGTTTTATATGATACCAATTTAGAAATTGCAGCTATTCCAACACAATCAACAGGTGGTGGTAGTGCTCATAATAACGTACAACCATACATTACTGTATATTTTTGGAAGAGAACAGTATGATAATAACAAATAAAGGGGAGAGATAATATGGGATTGTGGGGTCAATTAGCAGGTCAATTAGCAGGTCCATTAGCAGGTGCAGCAATGTCAGCTTTTAGCAGCAGGAAAGCTGAGAATATTGCTGGGGAAAATAGAGACTGGCAGTCAGCAGAAAACACTAAAGCATACGAGAGGTCTCGACCTTGGAGTAGCTATGGTCCTGCGGGTGACGTAGAGTTCGACCTTGAGACTAAAAAGATTATGCAGACTCTAGCTCCTGAGTATCAGAACCTTATGAACCAGTATTTAGGTACAGCAGATAAATCAACTGCTGAACTTTTGGATATAATGGGCGACCCATATGCTATGGAACAACAGCAGTTCAAGAGATTTGAAGATTTAAATAAAAATGCTTTTGCGATGTCTAGAGCACAAGGCACGGAATCTGCGATAGCACGAGGTATGGCTGGTGGAACTGAAGGTTATTATGACCGACTAGCTATAGAAGATGCTATAGGTAAAGAGAGAATGCGTGGACAACTAGCAGCTATGCAAACTGGTATGGACTATAGAAAGATGCTAGGAGCAGAGTCTTTGGCACAAGGTGAAGGAGCTATGAATGTAGTAGGTATGTTACGAGATGATGGAACTTTAGGTATGAACGTACCTAAACATATACAGGTAGCTTCTAATATGCAAGGAATTAGACAGGGTGGACAAGATTATGCTGATACTAAGTCTGCGTTTTGGAGTAATATGTTAGACCAATCAGCACTATATAATAATAGCGGTCAGTTGATGAGAGAAGGAAAGAAAGGATATGGTAGTAGTATATTTGATGCAATTAAGGGCTCGGATATAGGTAAGAAATTTTTTTCTAGTATAGCATAAAGTAATAGGAGTATAGATAATGGCAGAGACGGGGAATATGTTAAGTGCTTATGGCAGTCTACTAGATGTAGCTTCTACAGAGAACGCAGCGATAAGAGATAATGCTTTTAAGACTGCTAATTTAACGAGAGGTAGAGGCTCTGTATACTTAGCAGGTCAAGCAGGAGGTATGCTTATGTCTAACCTCGCTGATATGGCAGGTATGAAAACTATAGATGAAGAGAGACAAGAGACTATCGAGAGTATTCTAAATGCCAGCAAAAATTTAGACCAGAATGAACCTAAAACTCTATACACTATAGGACAACAATTTGAAGAGGCTGGTTTTACAGGTATCGCTCAGAAGTTTATAGAGAGAGGTAGAAAATTAGAGGAAACTCAAACTACTGCTGCTATAAATAAACAAGTAGCTGACGCAAGAACTGCTACAGCAGCTACCAGTGGACAAGTGAAAGAAGGTGAAACACGATTAGTTGGAATTACAGACAAAAATGGTAAACCTACAGGTGTGCAAAAAACACAAGTATTTACTAATGGGGATTGGGTAGATGAGAAAGATTCACAAGATAATCTATATACGCAACATCAGTTTAACTCTCCCACTCCTTCAGCTGCAGATAAAAACTTTGAGTTGGACCAACAAGGTAGAGATATTATAGCGACAGGAAAATACGATACTAACACAACAGAGGGTTTAATGAGTGCTTTAGTAGCATTACAAGTAGCTGGTCTAGCAGGTAGACCTCTATCAAAAACATTAAGAGAATCTTTAGATAAGAGGTTAGGTCTAAAGGACCCTTCTTTAGTAGATATAACCGAAATATCAAAATTAGATACTATATACAGGCAAAATACAAAGACTTACCAAGACACAGTAGATGCTGCACGAGAATTAGATATTCTAATAACTCAGGCAAAGGGAGGAAATGCTATTGCTTATAATGCTCTACAACAAAAAACTTCCCAACTTATAGGAGACAATCGCATCAGTGTAGATGAAATAAGAAGATTAAATAACGCAGGTTCTATAGGACAAAAAGTAGCTAATCTTTTATCTACGTGGCTCACAGGTGTTCCTACGGATGCGAGACTAGCTGATTATAGACAAGTATTGGATGGTATTGCAGACATTAATTATGCAAGGTTAAA